TCGTTGCAGACCATGAGTTGAACATGGTCGCTTGCATGACGGAGGTTATGGCAGGAGTTGAATTCAAATGAACCCCTTTGAATATGTAACTGCTATAAATTATACTAAAACTAATATGATTGTAGATGAAGAAACAGAAAAAGGTTATCTACCTTACATGTCCAATCGTTCACTGTCTTATTTTCAAGATACTGTGGCTGTAGCTAATGCTATGAATCAATATCACATCCTTGACAAGAAGCTTCAGTTTGATTTTCTTATAAATATTGTTAGAAAACGAAAACGATTCTCTAAGTGGATAAAACCTGAGGTCGTTACTGATTTGGAAGTGGTAAAAGAGTATTATGGATACAGCAACGAAAAAGCAAAACAAGCCCTGTCCGTACTCTCCACCGAAGACTTAACTGAATTGAGTAAAAGGATGTATAAAGGTGGAAGAAAATAATATATGGGCTCCAGCAGATATGTTGGAAATTACATTGAATGAACCCGATGATTTTTTAAAAGTACGTGAGACTCTTACCCGAATAGGTGTAGCGTCTCGTAAAGAACAAAAACTATTTCAATCGTGTCACATCTTGCACAAACAAGGTAGATATTTCATCGTACACTTCAAAGAACTGTTCTTACTTGATGGTAAAAAATCTAACTTCGAAGAAAATGATATGCTAAGACGAAACACTATCGCACAATTGTTATGTGATTGGGGTTTGGTTTCTGCGGTAGATCCTTCTAAATTAAAAGAACATGCTCCATTGAGACAAATTAAAATCATTTCCCATAAAGACAAAGATCAATGGGAGCTGTGCCCTAAATATAATATCGGAAATAAATAAACTACTTGACTTTCTAACTTAGATCGTGTATATATAGTAGTGTCGATGCAGAATAGTCTGATCGATAGACAACAATCTTGCTTAAATTAAATAAGGAGATAGCAATGGTTACTACAAGAAGTAAAGTGTTTTCGTTCCCCCACTCTCGTTTCATTGGTTTCGACCATGTCTGGGATGAGATAGAAAGATTAACTGCCGCTGGCGCAAACGAGAAGGGTTTTCCTCGTCACAATATTGTAAAATATTCTGACACAGAATACGCCATGGAATTTGCACTTGGTGGTTACAAAAAGAAAGACCTAGATATCGAGGCAAAGCCTGGTGTTCTAGTCATTCGGGGCAACCCTGAAGAGGATACCACCGAGTATCTTCACAAAGGGATTACTACGAAGAAATTCGTGGAAACATTCCGACTTGCTGATCATGTTGTCGTTGATGGAGCTGAATTCGTCAATGGACTACTAGTGATTAAACTCAAAGTGGAACTACCCGAAGAACAGCGTCCGAGAAAAATAAATATCTCACAAAGGACGTAACAATGGAAAAGTTTGTAAAAAGCGAGGAATTCCTTTCCTCTAAAAAAGAACAGATGGTTGCAATCGCGCAACTACTTGGTGTGCTTTCAATAGCACCGATCATGATTGCTGTAAGTTGGTTCGCATGATCAAGAAAATAAAAAATTGGTTAGGCATTGTATTCTTTGCTTTGCTTGTACTGGGGGGTCTAATAGCACCTCTCTTCACACCTAACTACGGTGTGCACACAGCAGGTTCAAGTCTGTATATGCCAGCGCCATATTTGTAAAACCTTTGGGTGCCTCTTAAGCGCATGACGGCATAAACTGGGGGGACGCATCCCCCCGACCCAATCTTTCACTTAAAAAGTGAAGAAACTATGAAGACTATATACTAGTTCCAATAACAATTAAGGAACAACTATGAAATATATTTTACTTATCGCAGCATTACTCTCGGCACCCGCATTCGCAGAATTCGGTGGTTCTGTCTCTCTAGGCAGCGACTACTTTTTCCGTGGAGTGAGTCAGAACGCAGGGTCTCCTGCTGCATCTGCTGATGTATCTTTCAGTGCTTCTGGTTTCTATGCCGGTGTTTGGGCAAGTCAAGTAGACTATGGAACCGATATTGAAGTTGAATACGATCTATATGTTGGTAAAGGTTTTGAACTCAGTGAAGACTTACGAGTTGACTTAGGGTACATTGACTACAACTATAGTTCGGTTGACGCTCTGACAGATTTTGAAGAGTCAGCATCAGACGTTGAAGAAGTAGCAGCAAGGGTTACTTATAAAGGTGCACACTTTGCATACTTCATGGGTCTAGATGACGCGCCTGATTACTTTGAACTGGGTGCAAACCTGTTCGGTGTAGCAGACGTTGTTTTCGGTGAATACGAAACAGTTGGTCGTCACTACATGGTCTCTAAGACTATTGATGTCGAAGGTGTTGATGTAACATTTGGTTACAGAAGTTTCTTTGGTGACGATGGTGTTGCTGATGAGAAGTCTGCAATCGTTTCCCTTACTAAATCTTTCTAATATAGGTTGACACATGAAGATTTTATTGCTATTATTATTGTTCTCTTCCAGTGTTTTTGCTGGACCCTATGTCGAATATAAAAATGAGTATGAGTTGAAAGAGTGGAACCACACTAAGACAACTGACCATTTACGACTAGGGTTCAAAGCAAAGAACAACATGTATTTTGAAATCGGACCAATGACCAAGGGTCACAGTTACGAAGCAGGGTACAAGTTCAAATTTGATGCTGTAACAGTTAAAGGTAAACTGGAGACCAAGGACACTGGCGATGCTAAGACCAAGGTTGAAACTGAAGTAAGATTTAATTTTTAATAAGGAGGTGATCATGCCCGGTATTGTAATCGCAATGATGTTAGTAGGTGCTGTGCTTGTAAAAGACAGTAACCGAAAACTCGACGAAAGATGTGCACAAGAAGTATTAGACGGTGTTGCTGAATCTCATCAGGAATGTCGCCGGTACTATACGTCTAAGTAATAATATACAAGTTTGCCGACGTTCTTGGGCTCTACGGAACGAGTCGTTTAAAAATGTCGGACCAATTCTTAGGGAATACTCGCATTATGATTGCATATATGATAACGGACTTAAACAACCCTATATCATGCTCGTATGCAAAATATGCAACCAAATCATGGGAACCTGTTTCTGATATAATACAGATTGTTCCTTACCAATGTGTTACTCCTAAAACAATACATAAAAACCACTTCTCTTGGATGAATAATCCGAAGCGATCTAAGAGCGAAACCGAACTTGCAATCCTTGCAACTTTTCATTCTTTGTTTCTTAGAATGTCCTTTCAGGAATTCATGGTATTAGAACATGATTCGTACCTGCTTAATCCAGTACTGTTTCGTGAACTCTTTAATCGTCGAAATGAATTTGAGGTATTCAATCCCGGAACCTCAATGGAATGTAACCTATATTCGCCTCGGTTTGCTATGCATATGGCACGAGAGATTGAATTTAATTATTCTGCAATAGGTCCCATGGGACTGGCATACTATTTACATAGCAGACCGGAATATAATTGGTCACCCTGTCTATGGCCCGTTGGCAAACAGTCGGGAAAGGTGGGAATTGGTAAGTATGTCTCAGAAGTTGATAGAGGGTTTTGTGATGAAGAGTTTAAGCAACCCGTAACGCAATGTTATAACGTAGAATGGGATGGTACCAACCCTTCGGCAGTCAAGAGTAAGTACTCGGGTCGCGATAGAATCAAAGAAGAACCCAATTATCATTATTTTACCATTGACAAAACTTGATCTATCGAGTATAATTAGATCATGACTAAAAACTTCTATACCTCAGTTGCCCGTAAGGGAAATTTTATATTGTACCGTGGTTACAAGGACGGAATTCCCGTAATGGATAAAATCCCGTTTGTTCCTACGTTGTATGTTAACTATGACCCGTCTACGGCACGTGGTGATACTGGGAACTTCAGGGCATTAGATGGTACTCCGGTTGCCCCCGTAGAGTTTCCAACCATGCGAGATGCGAGTGAGTTTGTTGCTCGTTATAAACATGTCTCTAATTTCCCTGTTCACGGGCAAACCAACTTCGTTACTCAATATATTTCTAGTCGGTTTCCTATCAATGTGCCTTATCAGCGAGACCTGATTAAAGTATGTACTATCGACATAGAAGTAGCAAGTGATGCTGGTTTCCCAAAACCAGAAGAAGCAATTCATCCTGTCATATCAATCACCGTTAAGAACAGCACAGAAGATGAGTATTATGTTTTCGGACTATATGACTATGATGCATCTGCAAGTGAACAGAACGTAAAGTATTTTCGTTGCGAGGATGAACGCGCATTATTAAAATCTTTCCTTGGTTGGTGGAATGGACCCAGTTGTCCTGACATTGTGACAGGATGGAACACCAAATTCTTCGACATTCCGTATTTGGTACGAAGAATATCTTCACAACTTGATAAAGATTTTGCGAAGAAAATGTCCCCATGGGGGTTGATTAAAGAAAGAATGATTCCTACTCTGGGAGGTCGAGAGCAAGTAGCATATGATCTCGAAGGTATTGTTCAATTAGATTACTATGATTTATTTAAAAAGTTTACGCTGAATACATATGGTCAACAAGAGTCGTATAAATTAGATCACATTGCCAACGTAGTTCTGGGAGAACGCAAATTATCTTATGAAGAACACGGTTCTCTTCATGCTTTATATAAATCTGATTTCCAGAAGTTCATCGACTACAATATTAAGGACGTAGAACTCGTCGAACAACTCGAAGCCAAGTTAGGTATCATCACTCTCGTTTGTTCGATGTCATATGGTGCGAAGACCAATCTAAATGATGCTTTGGGTACAACTGCAATCTGGGATTCTATCATATATAATCAACTACTTGGGGAAGGTACAGTAATTCCTCCTAAACCTTCGATACCTGAAGTGACCACAAAGATTGTAGGCGGGTATGTGAAAGAACCCCAAGTCGGTTCCCACGATTGGGTATGTTCGTTCGACTTGAACAGTCTCTATCCCAACATCATTGTTCAGTATAATATGTCTCCCGAAACTCTGACACATAGTATGAAGGATACTTGCCTTGCCGCAAACGGCGCACGGTTTCTTAAGACTACGGAAGGAATCATTCCCAAAGTCATTCGTCGATTCTATGATCGTCGTGTAGGTATTAAGAGACGAATGCTTGATGCTCAACAAGAATATGAACAGACCCCAACAAAGCGCCTTGCCACAGAGATTGATATTCTAGATACCGAACAGATGGGAATTAAAATCCTTATGAACTCTCTTTACGGTGCAATGGCAAATAAATATTTTCGTTATTTCGATCAGAAAATTGCTGAAGCAATTACCACCACTGGTCAGACTGCAATCAAGACCGCAGAACGTGCAGTGAACAATGAGTTACAGGAAATCCTCGGAACTAAAGAAGACTATGTAATTGCAATTGACACAGATTCCGTGTATCTTAACATGGCACCTTTGGTGAAACAGCATGCTCCTACCAACCCTGTAAATTTCCTTAACAAAGTATGTGGACATTTTGAGAAAAAGATTGCTGCTGCCTATGCGACTCTTGCCGCAGACACAAATGCTTATGTTGATCGTATGGTTATGGCACGAGAAGTGATAGCAGACCGTGGTATCTGGATGGCAAAGAAACGCTACATACTAAACGTTCACGACAGTGAGGGTGTTCGCTTTTCCGAACCCAAGTTGAAGATGATGGGTATCGAAGCAGTCAAGTCAAGCACTCCACAGATTGTGCGAGATAAGTTCAAAGAAGTGTTTCGTGTTATTATCAACGGCACTGAGCAAGAGACCCAAAAATTTATTGCTGACTTCCGAAGAGAATTTAAATCATTACCTCCCGAAGAAATTGCTTTCCCCCGAGGTGTCACTAATCTTGACAAGTACCAAGATCGCACGATGATTTACAGTAAAGGTACTCCGATTCATGTTCGAGGTTCGTTGTTGTATAATCATCATCTTATTGCAAACAGTTTGGTTGATAAGTATGAAACTATTCAGGCAGGAGAGAAAATCAAATACGTATATCTAAAAGTCCCCAATCGACTAAGAGAGAACGTTGTGGCATTCCCCATGACATTACCCAAAGAATTTGGTGTTCATCCTGTGATTGATTATGATAAGATGTTCCTTAAATCTTTTCTCGATCCGTTAGACCCGATTCTATCTGCCGTTGGTTGGAATCACGAACCTACAAATACTTTGGAAGCATTCTTTGTGTAGCATTGAGGGGTTTACGGGCAAACATTCTGAGTTTAATATTTCTCAGTTCAGCAAATTCAATTCTGATCGTGGTCCGGATGGATTTAATTCATGGGAAGATCAACATGTATCTATTGGGCACAATTTATTATCTATTCAACATCTCGGAAATAACATTGCCCAGCCTTTAATCGATTCATCGGGCGGGGTTCTTTCTTACAATGGTGAGATATATGATCTCAATACATTTGACACCTCATTCATTTCGGATGTCATGTGTTCCAATAGACTTGACGTTCTGAAACATGAAGTCAATGGTATGTTTGCCATTTCTTATTATAACCCTAATAAAAAAACTATCACGTTAATTCGAGATCATCTGGGGGTTAAACCATTATACTATATGGAGTTGAATGGGGATTTCTTTTGGTCTTCTACTGAGAAACCACTCATTGCAGTGTTGAATGCCAAACAAAAGAATCCCCAAAGCAACAGTAGACTCCATGCTTTTGTGAATTCTGATGGATGGATATATCCTCCCTACTCATTATATTCATCAATTCGTTCGGTTGCTCCGGGAGGAATTATGGTTTGGGATATGAAAACCAAAAAGTTAATCCGTGGCGGATCTATGTGGGACGGTTTTGATCTGTGGCCCAATCAGAGATGGGATGCAGAAGAATATGAGGATATTTGTTACAATGCACTCAAATCGACTATGCATGCACCCGACATACCCAAAGCAGTGTCTTTAAGTGGAGGAGTAGATTCTGCTCTGGTTGCTGGATGTGCGAAAAATGAAGACAACTTGTTTGCGGTGAGTGTATCCTATGAGTATGATATCCACAACATAGATCCAAAGCGCGGTGCCACTTTGATCGGCGAGCATAAACGCGCAATGAATGTTGCCCAAAGAATAAACATTCCTCTTCACATTGCCAATCATCCTATCGACACGAAAGATATGTTCGAACCAATGGTAAGTGCATTGGGAGGATGGTACAGTATGGGATCAAGATTGAGTCCCCGTTATGTAAGTGCCAAAACAAGTGCCGCACACGGTGCGAAAATTTGGGCAACCGGAGACTTGGCAGACGAACTCGTGACAGGTGTAGGTAGAGATAATTTCTTCCGAGGTCCTAATATAATCCGCGAAGAAGACTATCGACCACGACCGGGAACTCATTTCCTCGCTGGATATGTAGGTGGTTATGCTGGTCTGAAAAAATCTTTGCAGAAAGGGCCAGAACAATATCAGGGGGACATTTTAAATTGGGTGTACTTTTTACAGGATGCTTTCTCAGTGGATGGCATTAATAATATGTTGTTCCTTCGTCATTTATTGTCCTGTCATAATTACAACAGTATCAATGATCGGTTTGCAGGTGCGTTTGGGATGGAGTCTCGCTCTCCCTATTCATATCAGAAACTCGTTAAATATGTTTTAAAAATACCTTCATCCTACAAGTTTGGCAGTAGCAGTATACGAGACAAACCCTTGCTTCGAAAACACATGGCTCGACACATACCTGACTTCCTCCGAACGTTCGGTCCTAAAGCAGGATTCTGCACACCTCACCGAGACGATTATGATCATGAACTTAACTTAAAAATTAAAGAGCAGGAAGTCAAACGAGCAGTAACATATTGCATTGAGTCCTTGACATTTAGTTAAATATATCGTATAATAGTACCATGTTTGAATTAACTGTATTTAAAAACACGTTCGATAATAAAACAGATGCTGTCTTTCATTACGAAGACTGGCACGATTTTGAACAGATGTTATTAAATCTTTCAAGAAAAAAAGGATCAAAAGGTGGAACTAATTCTTCTCCTCTTATTTCTCCTGCTGTTTACACCGTGGATACTACGAGGTCTAATTCTAATGTTGACTATTGGGGTCGTTGGTGTGCTGTTGATGTCGATGATTTTGATCCTATCGGGGATCTTGGAGATACATTGCAGGGACTCGTCGGATCCTATCAATTTGTGTGCTACTCCACCGCAAGCAGCACTCCCAAGCAACCGAAATTTCGTATAGTTTTTCCTTTGACCGAACGAGTTGGGGCAGACAAAATTCCACATTTTTGGTATGCTCTCAACGAAAAACTTAAAGGTATCGGAGATGCTCAAACCAAAGATCTTTCTCGTATGTATTATGTTCCGGCAAATTATCCAGATGCGTTTAACTTCTTCTTTTCCAATGAGGGTAAGTTGCTTGATCCCAACCATTTAATGGATGCCCATTCTTACTCTGGACAAGAAAGAAACAAATCATTCCTAGATAGACTTCCCGAAGGAATGCAGAAACAGATAGTTGAATATCGAAAAGCACAAGCAAGCAACCCCACAGGCATCTCTTGGTCATCCTATTTGGACTGTCCTTTTTTTCCGAAAATACTATCAAATGAATATAGATCTATCACAGGTACCGGTTGGTATCATAAAATGTATCAGATTATGGTTGCCACCGCTGCAAATGCGGTAAAGTCTGAATATCCTATTACTGCAAATGAAATTGCAGAATTATGTAGGCAACTTGACAATGACACCGGAAAGTGGTATGATAATAGACCTTTAACCAAAGAAGCAGACCGAGCCATCGAGTTCGTATATAGGAGTATATAATGACAAATTTCGTTGAACCTGTAGAGGTTCCAATATCCACTAACATAGAGGTTGTGGAAAACAATACCCCACCTAGTGAGAATCCTGAGATCCCTCGCGGCGGTAAAAAACTTCGAGTTGCCGTTTTAGGAAAAGGAATTCATGCGGAGCAAATTCGGGCAACAGTAAATACGGATCGAACCGAATCAAAAGAATTCGATAACATCGATGCTTTGGTTGAGTATGAACCTAACATCACTTTTATTGTGGGTCGAATTCCCGTCAAGAATAATGATACACTCGACGATGCTCAACTGCTCGATGCTATTTTGAAAATCTTTAATAATACTAAATCAGGAGTGTGTTTAAAGTCTACTGTTAATCCCGAAACGGCAGACCGAATCACCGATATTCTCCAGACCATGGGTAATACTCGATTTGTATATAGTCCTTATACTAGCGAATCCGATGGTGTTATGAGTGAAATGAATGAATCGACTGTAATTATTGGAGGTGACGAAACGGCACGGCGTACCCACATCAATGTACTTGACGTACACTTTCACGGAACAGCGAGCATATTTGTACCGATGAACTTTAAAGATGCGGTTATATACAAGATGGCACTTTCAGGATTCACTGCAATTAAACAATCTTTCTTTGCTCAACTTGCCCAAGTGGCAGACGACTTTGATGTTCCGATGAATCGGGTTCGACGAGCGCTTCAAAACAATGCATTAGTTTCGTCTCCTTCACATTGTATTCCACCTATTATTCGAAGTCAAACTGATGAGAATATTTCTCTAAAGATGGCAAGAGGATTTGGTGGTGAGTATCTCAATGATGATGTTCGAGCCTTCTGTGGTGTGACTGATAAGATGACCTTACTTGAAGAAGCAGTCAACTGGTCTAACGTAAAATGAATGTAGAGATCTGGGGTAAAGACGATTGTAATTTTTGCACTGCGGCAGTTGATCTTTGTGAAGAATTGCACTTGGATTATACCTATAAGACTTATAAAATAGACTTCACCAAAGAAGAAATATTTGCAGAATTTGTGGATGCCAAAACCTTTCCCCAAATAAAACTAGATGGTGTCCCAATTGGGGGATACAATGAACTTAAGGAAACCCTATGTCGTTAATGGCGAAACTAAAAAAGAACTCGAAGATTAAACTGACTGCTCAGATGGACAAGTCAGAGTTTTTCCAAGAGCAGGAAGTGGTACCTACTGACGTGCCCATGATGAATGTGGCACTGACAGGTTCACTCGATGGAGGGATCACGGCGGGTCTCACGGTACTTGCAGGACCATCTAAGCACTTCAAGACTTCCTTCGCATTGAAGATGGCCGCTGCGTACTTGAGTGCAAAACCTGATGCAGTCATGTTGTTCTATGATTCTGAGTTTGGTTCACCGCAATCATACTTCGACAACTTTGGTATCGACACCTCTCGTGTGCTTCACGTTCCTATCATGGACGTTGAAGATTTGAAGTTTGATCTCATTGCTCAGTTAGAGGACATGGATAAAGAAGATGATGTGATCATTGTGATTGACTCTATTGGTAACCTAGCATCTAAGAAAGAACTCGAAGATGCCAAGAACGAAAAGTCTGTTGCTGATATGTCACGAGCAAAAGCACTGAAAGGTTTGTTCCGTATGACCACACCATATCTTGCGATGAAGAACATTCCTCTACTCGCTGTCAACCACACTTATAAAGAGATTGGATTGTATCCAAAAGATATCGTTGGTGGTGGTACAGGTATCTACTACTCGGCAAACAACATCTGGATCATTGGTCGCAGACAGCAGAAGACCGGTACTGAAGTGACGGGTTATGATTTTGTTATCAAGGTTGAGAAGTCTAGGTTTGTTAAAGAACAGTCCAAGATTCCAATCAGCGTGACTTGGGAAGGTGGTATTAATGAAATGTCAGGCCTGCTTGATGTTGCTCTGGCAGGGGGTTATGTAGTGAAACCATCTAATGGGTGGTATCAGAAAGTAGGAGAAGAGAAGAAGTATCGTGAAAAAGAACTTGACAAAGATTTCTGGTGTGATATACTAGATGATAAAGTATTCCAAGACTATGTACGTAATGCATTCTCAGTTGGATCGGAGGTAGTAGACTTAGGCATTGAGGTAGCAGAAGATGCTTAAAACGCAGTTGACCATGACAGAGAACGAGGATTATACTTTAGTACCTGTCGAGGAATCATCAAATGATCAGGCATGGGAAATTCGAATTACCAATGGTCCCTTTACAGAGACCATGTTGAGGTTCGGTAACATATCTTTTAATCCTGATGATGATTGTTTGAACTTTAATTTTATAGTGTCGTATACTCCTTCGGTTGGTCTAGACAACGACGATGTTAATTTACAACAAGTTGCTGGCGCAATACTTGAAGATATATTAGAGAAGAGTATCGAATCCGGTACTCTAGATACCAAAGAAAGGGAATGATGTGGTCACAACTACGCCAATCGAATTAGAAAAGACTATACTGAGAAACTTGTTAACAAACGACACCTTTATGAGAAAGGCCAGTCCGTTTGTGAGTGCAGACTATTTCGAAGGGGTTTACCGTGAGTTATTTAAACTCATGGAAAAATATATAAGGAAGTATAATAAACTTCCTTCACACGAAGGTTTCAAAATTGAACTTGATGAAGTTAAGATCAATGATGAAATGTATACCCACGCTATGGACATTCTTCCAGACATCTTCAATTCAAAAGAGGAAGATCTGGAATGGTTGCTCGACACCACCGAAAGATGGTGTCAAGATCGTGCGGTATATCTTGCGGTCATGGAATCGATTCAGATTCTTGACGGTAAACATCAGGAATTATCGAAGAATGCAATTCCTGATGTGTTAACAAAGGCACTGGCAGTTTGTTTCGACACTAATGTTGGACATGACTATTTAGAAAATGTGAATGAACGCTTCGACTTTTATCATGAGCAAGAGGAACGTATCCCATTTGATTTGGATTATTTCAATCAAATAACTAAGGGTGGGTTGCCTAATAAGACTCTGAACATCGCACTGGCAGGTACAGGCGTGGGTAAAAGTCTTTTTATGTGTCATCAAGCTGCCAGTTGTCTTTCTCAGGGACGTAATGTTCTTTATATCACTATGGAGATGGCAGAAGAACGCATTGCAGAACGCATCGATGCTAATCTGTTGGATGTACCAATAGATCAATTGGATCATATGTCCAAATCTATGTTCACTGATCGCGTCAACAAGATTAAACAGAAAACCACTGGTAAATTGATCATTAAAGAATATCCTACCGGACAGGCACACACGAGTCATTTTCGGGCACTATTGAATGAATTGAAACTCAAGAAGCAATTTAAACCTGAGATTATATTCATCGACTACCTAAATATATGTGCATCGTCACGAATGAAAAGTATGGGTGGGGCAATCAATTCCTATACTTACATCAAATCTGTTGCTGAAGAGATTCGTGGTTTGGCAGTCGAGTTTGATGTGCCTATCATGAGTGCGACTCAAACGACACGATCTGGGTACAGCAATTCTGATCCCGGACTCGAAGATACTAGTGAAAGTTTTGGTTTACCTGCAACCGCAGATCTTATGTTTGCTTTAGTATCGAATGAAGAATTAGAATCATTAAATCAAATCATGATTAAACAATTGAAGAATCGTTATAATGATCCTAACATTAATAAGCGCTTTATAGTGGGTGTTGATCGCAGTAAAATGCGGCTTTATGATGTTGATCAGGAACAGAGTGAAGAACTTGTGAACGACGATGGTCCTGTGTTTGACAAGAGTACGAATGGACAACGCATTGCATCCGAAAGATTTAGTAAACTGAGAATATAAAATGTCTGAGATAACTATTCGTAACCAAGAGTATTTAAATCGACTGAACGGTTTAATTGAAACTTTTAGATTTCAATATAACGAGATGGGATCCCGTGCTCCGATTGCTTCTTTAGTGCACAATAGCGAGTTTGTACCAAAAGGGAATCCCACGGATTGGTACATGAGCAAAGATGCATTAGATCTGTACTTGGAAAATTCGGATAGTCATGATGGAATGCCTCAAGATTATCGGGCACTACCACTCTCTCTTTTCATTAGCCGAGGATCTCATTTTGAAAAATTGGAAGAAGAGTGGCGCTATAATTTTCCTCGGGACATTGGGGCACATACGTGTGCTCTAATGAACTATTATCCGAAAGATGGACTCACAGGTTGGCACACCAATTGGAATGCTAATGCATATCAGGTTTTGTTGACTTGGAGTGAAACCGGAGCAGGATTTTTTCGATACCGTAATCCTGCATCGGGAGAGATTGTAACTGTACAAGATACGGCAGGATGGAGTTGTAGACATTATTATTTTGGTAGACACGATGAACCGGATGCCCATTGTTGGCATGGATGTTATACAGAGTGTGAGAGATTCACTCTGGCATATAAATTCTGTAACGATTCATTGAAATCAGATAACGATATCTTAGCACGGAGAATACGCGATGACTTTTTGGACGAAATTTCAACTGACCCCAATTATAGTTAGTTTTTTAATATTAGTATTCACTACCTATTGGATAACATATGACGATCAAGAACAAGAGAATGAAATACCTCGTGAACCGCAAACGGAAATATCAAAAGCACCGATCACCGAACCAGAACCTGCTGAACTACCAGAAGCAGATCGAAGCGGAGTTGATGGCTTCGAAGAAAGCGAACGACTTTGTTTGTCGCTTAATGTCTACCACGAGTCTCGTAGTGATAACCTTGCTGGGCGTATTAGCGTTGCAGATGTCGTTCTTAATCGCGTAGATTCAAAACACTTTCCTGATACCATATGCGGTGTCGTACATCAAGCAAAGACACGAGTGAACTGGAAGGGTAATGTTGTTCCTGTTCGCGGCATGTGTCACTTCTCTTGGT